ATATCTGATTATTTTGACCATACTTTGTTGATTCAATGTGGCGATAGATGGAAAGGTAGTATGGAAGAAAATATTCTTCAAATGCTAGATGAGCTTATATCTCTGGGTGATGACTTTATGGTAGATTTACTGGATAGCTCAACAGCAAGAAGAGATTTTCTTTTCTCTGATTGGTGGATAGACCAATGGTGTTTAAGTGATATAGAAAGCGCAGAATACTTATCTTGTAGTATTCCTTTTAGGGCAAGTGCGGCGCAGTTTGGACAAGATTACAAAGAAGCGGATGGTACGATGGCACGCTTCTGGCCCGAAGATGTTCTACAGTTGCTCAATGAGCAAAAGTATGAATGTGGGAAGAAAGCCATCGGAAAACTCGAGAAACAAAGGGAGGAGATACTTAATGAAATTAAGACTCTCAACAGCAATCCAATCGAAGATAAAATACTTCAACAGCAGATTTCCTTCTAAGGAATGGTCTGGCCCAGCGTGGTATTCTGTTAAAGCAGATGAACACGGATTCCCAGAAGAGTTTACTCTTAGGCATTTTCATCCTATTGATTTAGGTCACGGAACTGCAACAGAGTGGGAAGCGAAAGACCTTGCTAAAATCCTAAAGCAAACCTATGAGAATTTTCCTAGGCTCAAAAAGTGTTTTATTGGGCTTATCCATAGTCATCATACTATGGGAGCATTTTTCTCAGGAACTGATACCTCAACACTTGAGGATATGGCTCCAGCAGAAGGTTTCTATGCTAGTCTTGTAGTGGCTACGCAGAAAGAACCATATGCGTTTGCATTTTCCTATAGAGACCAATATGGTCAATCTCAATGTATCGAGGTTGATAAAGAGGATATCATAGGAACGCCTATCAAAGCGAAAGATGATTGGATTGAGGTAGCTGACTCAATAGAGAAAGCGGCAAAGAAAACCACAACGTATGTGGGTACCGCAGGACAAACCTCGTTCTTACCAAGCTACAATGGCTATAATGGTGTTTACGCTGATGACAATGGGTTATCAAGGTCAACCGATTATACGACCAAAGACCAAAAGAAAGCTGATGAAGCTGTACAGTTGATGAAAGATAGTAAGCTTACTTGGTGGGAGTTTAAAGAAGCTATGGAAGAAGAAGGTTTAGACCCTATGGAATATTGGGATGACCGTCCTAATCAATGGAGTGGACACTTTGGATACTAAGTTCTTAAGAAACAAGGACTTAATTGACCAAAGTAAATTAGATGAGGTAACGATTGTAGGCTTAGGTGGCATTGGCAGTGCTGTTGTCACCTTAGCCTCAGCAATGGGATTTAGTAAAATCAGAGGGTATGATGATGACCTTCTGGAAGAGCATAATCTTTCTACTTGCGTCTATCCACACACCTTTGTTGGTAAATCTAAGGCTTATGCCGCTAGAGAAACAGCATTGGCTCACGGATGTCCTGACGTTCAAATGGATGAGTCCAAGTGGACTCTGGGTTCTGACTTACCCTTAGCAAATAAAGTCATAATGGGCCCAGATAATATGGATGCCCGAATGGATGTTTATAGAGGTTGGATTGAAAACCCTGATAGAGAGTGGCTCATTGATTTACGAATGGGTGCTCTTGCGATGGAAATCATAACTGTAACTCCTGATAATGATAACTTTGTTGATACTTGGATTCCACAAGGAGATAATGAGGTTGAACCGTGTACGGCGAAACATACGATTTTTACAGCAACAATGGCGGCAAGTATGGGACTTAACCAAGTACTAATGCTTGATAAAAAGCCATATTATCAGTATATTTGGATAGGGTTATTACCTTTTTCTGTTAAGAAAGAGAACTTAATTCTACCACAAAAATAGGAGAGACAATCAATGGAACTAAACATCCGTAAAGTATCGACGGACTGGGATGAAATGCCTAGTGGGTTAACTTATATGATTATAGGTCAACCTAAAACTGGTAAAACTACAGCATCCAGTTCGTGGAGCCCTAAGGGCCAAGAGGGCGTGTTAATCATCGACACAGACCTTGGCTCAGACTTCGTAGATGGAGCAAACACTGTCACCGTAACTTCTTTAAATGCACCTACCAGAGAGAAAACTCTTGATGGTAAAGTCGTTAAAGAAAACGGTGCTCCAGTGTTGGAGGTAATACCTCCCATAGAGCGAGGACACTATGTCCGTTCAGGCCCAGACAAGGGTCAACCACTAGAAACCTACAGTATGATTGAGACATATTTATATCTCAAAGATAACTGGGACAAACTTCCATATGATACTATAGTTATAGATACACTTGGTCAAGTCAATCGTTGGATTGAAGACATTGTAGTAAATGAACTAGGTATCACTGAAATGGGAGAAGGTCAGTGGGGAGCGGACTGGGGAAAAGCTCGAAAGAAACATCTCGACGTCATCAAGCGATTCCAAGAACTCATCAAGCAAAAAGGTGGAAACCTTGTGCTAATAGTTCACAGTAAGACAAGCACTCTTACCGATGGTAAAGTTCAACTTATGCCGGAATTGCCTCGTGGTTTGGCTTATGGCCTCACTGCATCAGCTGACGTTATCGGCTACACAACAGGTTCAAAAGACGATGAGAATTATTATATATCTTTCTTATCATATGATGAGCGTACTGTGGGCAGTAGGTTAAAGCCATTGGCACAAAAGACGTTACCCTTTAACTATAAAGCGATACAGAATGAAATCTTATCGTATAAACCAGAAGAGGAGTAGCATATATGGCTATATTCAGACCACAAGCCGCAAAGAGCGGTGGATTCCTAGGTTATCAAACAGCAGGTATTGCAGGGTTTGAGAACAGAACTGACCGATACGATTGGGCAGATGTTTACCTAGTGGTGAATCTAAAACTCGAAAACAGTCAATACGAACAGCCAATGAGTATCGCTGGTAGTTTTGACAGAGAACCTGATAATACTATCAAGGATTGTACACTTCTTAGAAGATTGTATTATCTCTTTGATGCTATTGGGTTCGATGGTGGAGTAACTAAAGAAGGCAACTTCGAAGATGCCGCAGGCAAAGAAATCGAAGACATTACTTCTTATTTAGAAGATAATTATGCACCTAGTTTTCCAGCAGAACCATCAATGGACTATTGCGTTTATCTCTACAAAGAGTGGAACGATAAAGAAGGGAAAGCCTACACTCGTGTAGTTCCTAAGCTTGTCCGTAACACCGAATCAGAGAGGAAAGACTTTCAGGGATATATTAATTTCTGTAAAGGTAAAGGCGTTATTAAAGAATATGATGGTGAAAATTCCCCAATGGACTCCGCATCGTCCAGCTCCGGGAACACTTCAAGCCAGACTCGTTTCTAACAGAGCAAGTAATTGCATTGGGTTGAAGTAGCAATAGGGAGTCCTCGTCATCGGGGACTCCTTATTCCAAGAGAGGAAATGCACCTCTATATCTTAGATGAGGGCAAAGATAAACCTGTTTATCGTAGTATGTATTTCTATGATGAAGAGGGTAAGACCTATGTAGATAAAAATGGAACCTTAAAGAATTATTTTGGAACAAGATATATCGATGAGGTTCTTGTTGATATAGACAAGGGACAGAACACTGATGCTTACACTTTAAAGTTAGCACAGGGCATCCTATATGAATTGAATGAACTGGGAGTACCCGGTGGAGCAATTCAACCATACTTTAGTGGAACTGGGTATCACATCAGTTTATCTGGTGAGTTATTCAACTTTCCTGCTAGTAAAGACCTCCCGTTCATAGTAAAAAATACTATGACCACATTATTGGACGGTCTCGATGCCAGCGTGTATCAGCGAACTGGAATCTATCGTCTTCCACATACCCTCAATGAAAAGCGTGGACTATATAAAATCCCACTGGAGCTAAATGAGTTAACGAATCTCAGTTCTGAAGACATCTTAGAGATGGCAAAGGAACAAAGACTTGACTATGAATATCCAGATTTGTGGGCTGATGGTGAGCTCGAAGAGCAAGTCATCACTGAAGTCCCACAGATACGGGCATTAAAAACGGTTGTTGAGCCTAAAAACATCGTTCCCTGTGTACAGCAGATGTATCGAGAAGGCCCACACCAAGGGAATAGAAATAATACTATTCTCAGAATAGCCTCGCATTTCCGTAGAAACGGTATTCCTTCAGATGCAACCAAAGCGTCATTACTTTATTGGAATGACAATCAGCTGGAGGATACAGTGGTACACGAAAAAGTTGAGGCCGTCTATAATGCTGGATATAAATACAGTTGTCACGACTCTCTTATGAAACAATATTGTAAACCTCATTGCATTCACTATAACAGGAAAGATTATCTTGTTGATGTGCATACCAGTGAGGACTTACACAAAGAACTTAAAGAGAGACTAACATCTGATTTTTCAGGCAAGGTAATTGACTTAGCTAGGAACCTGCATATCGACAGAGATGTAGTTATGTATCCGGGTGAGTTAGTAACTGTATTCGGCGCAACTGGAGCGAATAAGACAACTTTAGCTCATAATCTTGTTTTAGGTTATGATACTAAGGCTGATATGATTCGTCCAGAGTGGCAGGTACCAACACTTTATCTTTCATTAGAGTTAAGTGGGTGGTATATGCACAGAAGAAGTCTTCAGATAATCAGCGGTAAAGACAAAGATTATGTAAATCAACACTATGATATGTTATATAAACATAACAAGGATTTACTTAGTCATATAGTCTTTCAAACTATATCTCCCAGTATTGAACAAATCAGGGAGAAGATTAAAGAACTTAATCCTGCTTGCGTAGTTGTTGATTATATTGACCTTATCGAACCTCCTAGAGGTGTTAGAGGAGAGTATGAAGTCATAAGACACATCTCTCACCAGTTATCAAATATAGCAGTTAACTATGATTGCATAATAATACAAGTCTCTCAAGTATCAAGGCAGTATAGTAGAGATGATGTTTTAGATTTGTATGCTGGTAAAGGTTCTGGAGCGATTGAAAATGCTTCCCGTAAAGTTATTGGTATTGAAGGTCAAGCCAACAGTACCACTAAGAAGGTAAGCTTATTTAAGAACTCTGACGGTGACTTATTCGAGAATGTCGAACTTGAATGGACACCATCATTTAGATTAAGGAGAAAAGACTATGCACCAACGCTTAATAGTAGCGTCGTCACAAGACGCCAAGGATTTTGATGAAGAGGGAATAATTCCTTTTAATTCAAATAACGCACATATAGTCTCGCAAGAAGTTGCAAATTGGTTAGAAGAAAACTCTTTTGCATCTGAAGGCGGCAGGTGGAATGCTTCACCAGCAGACTGGTTTGTAATTGGCGGCAGATGGTCAGGAGAACTTGATAAGATAGAAAGTGGTATCGAATGGAAAGATATGGCTAAACATCTCAAGTCACTTCTATCAGAAGAAGAGTTAAAGAACTATGATGAAAGGTTCGTTAATAGCAGTCATACTAAAACTCATTGTTTAGAATTAAACAAATGGTGGGAAGAAAAGACTGGTACAGATACCTTACATCCTTGGTGTCGAGACTCTTACAATGTCACAGGTCATAGAGATAGTAGACCTCTAACCAAAAAACTTTGGAAAAATCTTAAAGATTCTGTAGAAGATTACCAAGATGAAAGTGGATGGATAATGATAGATAGGTGGGTACGGCACGATGATAATGATGATGGAACTTCAAAGAGTACTTTCTACGATGACTCAACAACTTGGAATGACTTAAGGGATAAAGTAATTGATACAGACCCTGATAATTTCCTAGTTGGTCAGACCAAACCTGACGACCAAATTTGGCTTACTGTAGTCGATTACCATTACTAAGGAGTAAACAATGGCAACTACCAAAGAGCTGATAGGCTTAATGATAGACACAGAGCTTGAAGTTATGCTTGAAGAAGAGCCTGAAAAGAAGGCTGAACTTGAAAACAAACTTCAAGTAGTACATCAACAGATTCGTTCAAAGGTCGATAAGATAGACCACTTCCTTGTTGAAGTTGGCAGGAAAGAAAACCTAATCCAAGCAGAGATTGAAACCTATAAGGATGAAATCGAGCGCTTAAAGAGTCGCAAAGTTGCGGCAGAAAAGACCAAGGATTTCTTTAATTCTGTCTTGTTACCTATGGTAATAGAAGAAGTTGGTGATGAAAAAGGTGTCTGGCAAACAGATACCGCACGCTATAAGCTGTATGAAACATATGGCCCAGTAGTGATTGACAGCCCAAATCTTGATAGCAAATACAAAACGGTGGAAATTATTGATAAGATTGACAAGAAAGCCGCAAGAGCAGATGCAATGGCCGCTGATAAAGCGGGAGAGCCATTACCTGCGGGTGTCGATATAATGAAAATAAAAAGAGTAAGGAGGTCATAAATGGGTACTACAACAGGAACTCGACCAAATAGAAAAAAGTCGCAAAAGACATATGTCTTGGAGGCATTGCTTAAAGGTGCTAAACTAACACCATTGACAGCTATGAACTCTTGGGGAATTATGCGTTTAGCGGCAATAATCAGTGAATTAAGACATAAGGAAGGTTATAACATTGCAACTACAATGGTTAAAGGACGCACTGGGAGTAAGTTCGCCCAGTACTCAATTACGCAATAGTATTATGACAATTAACCCCTATCGTATAGGGGGAGGAATGTTTGCATTTGATGACCCTGTCACAGGTTTAATCAGAGAACCGTTTATCGGTGGAGCAAACTATCACCTTGACAGATTTGCTGGAAACGGAAACGATTGTGTAATAGCATTTTCAGGGAATAAAATCCCAGATTATGATGTTAAACTAGAGTTACAAGATACTGACACTCAAGCAGGAAGCAACTATGACGACGAAGATGGTCGTAATGTATGGTTGTGTCCAGCATTGTTTAAGTATTTTGACACAGCGCCTAAGAACTTATACATAAAGAATATGGGTAAGTAATTTGGCAAAAATCACAAAGGCTCAATTTCAGGTTGTACTAGAACCTGTTCATAAAACATTTTGGAAACAAGCTTATAAAAAGTTGAGGAGAAAAATCTCTTCACTCAAGTCCTCTTTGAAAAAGCGTAGCGAAACTGCTAATGTTGATTGTAACATTACGATAGAAGAGCTAGAGCTTATGTTCTTTGAGTGTTATGGAAAACAATGTAAGTACTGTACAAAGGTACTAAACATCAGGACTATCGCTTGTGACCATATTGTTCCACTTGCCAAAGGTGGCCCCAGCACTGTTGCAAATTTGCAATTAGTCTGCCGCACCTGCAATACTCGTAAAGGCCCACTGGATGAGAGTGACTTTATGAGAGTTATGGATTGGGTTCGTGAACAGCCTGAAGAGCTTTGTGATTATCTTTTAAGAAAACTAGCGAAAGGAGGAAGGTACTAATGGACTTTCTCAACACAGACATATTTGTATTTATGTCAAACTTAGTAGTTCTTATTCTTGTAATAATCAATAGTAGATTAAGAGACAATGAGTAAAGACTACAAATATTACCTTGACCAGTTTCACAGTAAAGCTGAATTAGAGGGTAATATCCCAATAGAACTCCCGGATGGCGAGGAGTTTGAAGTTTCTATAACATCAGATAATAACTTTGGATTAGAAACCCTAGAAGCAACAGGATTGTACGAAAAGTTTGAGTTTAATTGGGAAAACTATTATGGAGACTTTGTAATGTCTGGAATACACGGTAAAACAAGGTATATCTGGGCAGTACTAAAACAAGATGGTGATTGTGGTATAGTCACTTTTCATATGGGTAGCAAATATAATAAGTTAGCAGAATACTTGTTAAAAGATATGGCTAGACTTATAGAAGCTAAACATATATCACATACGCCAAGAACAACAGGAGAAGCGTAATGGCTAAATATTGGTATGAATCAGCAGTGGAGGCAACAAATTTCCCAGCTTGGGAACTATATGTTTTCTTTACCCTTTGCTTGTTAATAAGTATCATCGTTAGATTAGCACGCATAGAGAAAAAACTTGAAGAGCATAAAGAAGGTTTCTTTGAGTTTTACGACAGCTGGTATGGCGAAAAATAAATTACCAAAGCATATACTTCAAGATGAAGAACTATCTGTAATCTTGAAAGCACTAGAAACATTTGTAAGTACAGATGTAGATGAAGAGTCTATGGCTCATAATCTAGCACAGGAATTGCGCAATAAGGCAGGTTGGACTGGATACAGCAAGCCCTCAACAGACGAGGGAGAACAGGTACCAGAACCGTATAAGGCCTGCAAAGTCTGTGACGATTAACAAGGAGTAGAAATGAAGAGAGTTCAATTCACACCAGTAATCGAAAAAGAGGTAGAAATGCCTCCTAAAAGAACACCAAATAGAGCTGGCGCACATCGTTGGCACTTTTTGACTAATATGCAGGTAGGAGACTCAG